AGTTATATACCTAATAGATGAATCATTAATTGTCCTACCCTGTATTGCAACTAAATTGTATTTATCATCAAAAAATGGTATCACAATTCTAGGATCATTCTTAATTAAATTATAAGAATGGTTTGGTAATATAGAATTAACTAACAATTTAAAATCATCAGAATAATATAATAAATTTAATTTAGTAATCTTTCTATTCTTTATATACTGTAATGCTATATGTCCTTCTTCTAATTCTGACAATTTAACAACATTATCATAATCAAAACGTCTTCTCTTCCTATTATAAGAAAAATTCATATTATATTCAGGTTCATCAGTTTTCTTTACCTTATCTGATAAACTCTTACCATATTTCCACAATTCCATAACATATTCATCATACAAAGATTTATCAATCGTCTTAATAAAATTCTTAAAATTCATTGATACACCACAATTGTGACACATATAAAAATAATTATTCTTTTTTAAATATAAAAAACCTCTAGATTTTGTTTTATTTTTCTTAGAATCACCACATAATGGACATCTAAAATTGTACAAATTATCCTTTTTCTTTACAAACATATCAAACTTATAAGACATTCTATTAATATAAGAATCATCTATATAACTCATACCACCACCTCACATCATATTAAATAAATTACACCTCATTATGTCTATATAATATCATCATATTACCATAAGTATCATCCTGAATTACAACATTCTTTTTTGGATTACTTTTAATATACTTTCTAACATCCTTTGCCTCTTCAGATGACATATAATTCTTCCATCTCGCATACTTCTTCTTACCTTTCATCAATTTAACATATGTAGTAAATGTTACAGGATATACTGCAAACCCACCAAATTTAGATGGTGGAGTTTTCCCCAAACCTGCGAAATTACTAGTCTCGCCAGATGAACTCATAGGACCAATAGCATTTGCAAAATTCTCATCAATACATTTCTTTTCACAATTATCAAATTCCATAACATTAACATATTCAATCAAACAACTTTTAAATATCCGCTGTGTTTCATCCGACACTTCACTCTCACGAATTAATGCAAAAGCCGCAACATATGATGCTATTTGACTACCACCACCTGGCATTTTTGCCAATATACGTTTTATATTAAATACTAATCTATGAAGAAGTGTATACGACTCCTTTTCCTTTTTAGTCTTTAAAGTTTTACTAGGTCTTAAATTCTTACCATTTTTATCAATAATACCATGTTTATAAGCTTCTTGTTTATTCCACGGTGTAGTCAAAACTCTCAAAAACTTATATGATATATAACCGTCAATCATTGCCGACATCATATCTCCTTTAACTTTGTATATATATATGGGTCAACATTAACAGTCTTTATATTAACACCAACCACATTAACCCTTTCAGGCAACCTATCTATAAATAATAAAAATGTTTTTAAAATATAATAATGTTCCTCATCAATCTTAAAAAACAACAACCTTGTACACGGTCCACCATCTAAAACATTATACAATACTATTAAATGATTCAATATTAATCTCTCTTTAAGAATACCACGATTATGATACCTATAAAATAATCGTTTAATATACTCAAATCGTTTCATGTCATCTATAAACTCTTCCAACGTATGACAATTATAATTGACATACGACCTCATCTGATATATAACTATATTTTTATCATTTAAAATTTCAAACATACATTAAACTATTAAATAATATTTCAATCTTTTTTAACTGTCTTTTTAGTAGTTTTAGTGGGTTTAGTAGGTTTAGTGGGTTTAATAGGTTCCTTTACTTCTACTACCTTCTCTTCAACATCAACCACTAACCCACCTCTTGCAACTAATAATTCCCTAGTTCTTGGATGTCTCCAACCTTGAGGACTTGCCACCGCATCTTTAGCCCACTTTGGGGGCATTTGTTTTTTTACTGACATTTTATTCTCCTATTTCTTTTAAACTTTTAAATTTATTTACTTTTTCATTCAAGTAACTATTATATTTATATAACTCTTCAATAATAAAATACTCAGATATATTATCTTGTGTTGATTCTATTATATCATACGCATCCACACAATTAAAGTACTCACTTAACATATCACCACCTTGCAAAAAATCAAATACATGTTCTTCCACATTCATATTCTTTCTAATAGTATCAAATAACAATTTACCATCCTTAAATTTCAATGGTAATCCTTTTTTAAAATTATCATAATCATTAGAAACAGCGGCAACTCTCATCTTAGAAGCCGACATACCAACAACCCCATCCGAATCAGGATCACGTTTCCCGGCCGATTTTACTTCAATACTTATAAAATTATAATATCCATGTCTAGATTTAACATCATTATACTTATCCATTAACATTTTAAATTCATTAACTCGATCAGACCCAACAACCATAACAACAGAATTAAACCCATCATCATATAATTTAACTAAAATATCGAAAACATTACGTATATCATCATCATTAATAATACTTTTGGAATGTTTTGGAAACATTTTCTTTATAAATTTAACCTTATCTTTCAATGAAAGTGGATTTTTCTTAGAATCATGACTCTTTGATAAATACATTCTATATTCACCAGACGACACAGAAGACAACGCATCTAATAATTTACCATGTCCTGTTGTTGGTGGATTCAATCTACCAAATGAAAAAGTAATCTCTTTACTCATTATTACTATCTCCACCAGTTATTAACAAAATCTCATCAATTTGTTTCTTTATAATTACTTCACGATTTGGCCAATAAATATAATCTTTATCTTCATTCTTCATTAAATTATATAATAAAGGCATAATCATACGTTCTACCTTCAACAATTTATCTTCAATTACTTCTCTAGTTATATCAATACTACTAGATTTATCTTCATAAACTAATTTCGTAGATAACAATTCACGTAATACATCATTTTGTTTCTCCAAAAAAACATCCATCTTTTCTAATATTAATTTAACTTCTATATTAGTAGTATCTATCTTTTTTGAAACTTCATCGTTTGTTGATTTTATACTAACCAATTCTTCTTCATCTACCGCAGTAAATCCAAAATCTATCTCATCATATTTATATTGATTAACCATGTTAATTCCTACTTATTAAATATATATTTATCTTTTTGAACATATAGTTCATCTATAAGACCATCTACAATAATTTCTACATTTTCAACATTACTAGATTCTACAGTTTCAGATCTACAAGTATACCATCGTTTTAATTCATATAATATCAGACGTTCTATATAAAGAACATCCTTCTTTTCAATGTCAAGTTCATAAATTTTATAATAACTCAAAGTTGGATCACTTGTTCTATAAGACTTAATCCGTTGATCTGTATTCTTAGTAATACCAACCTTAATTCGACTATTATGTATTTTTATTATATAATAATAATACATTACTCCAATCGACTTTCTAAAAACATCTTTCTATTACGTTGTAACATATCCCATCTTTCATCCATATTCATCTTTTTACCACCATCATATGGCACAGCAAACCCTTCCATAACAAGTGTATCATTAATACTTCTAACATCAGATTCAGTTATAAACAATTCACCAAGAACTCTACCATACTTACCAACGCCATGTGATTTTATAATAAACTCACCATCATTATTATCTATTATCTCATATAAACGATGTTTAGCTGCCAACCCCAATTCCTTTTCTTGCAAAAACGTTGTCCTTGACTCGGCAGCATTAATAGCGTTCAATCTGATTCTTTTTGTGACTGAGACATCAAACCCTAAATCAATATAGGCATCTAAGGTATCACCATCTACGATCCGTTTTAAAATAGCATTATAAGTATACACTATTCTTTCTCGTCTGTTTTGTCAGATTCTTCAACAGAACCATCCAAATAATGCATATATGTACCAATAATATATTTATCATTAGATTTTGGTTGTTCTCCCAAATGTGGGTGTGTCCAAAATGGAGGAAATATAGATATAGTACCTTTCTTGGGTTTAATATTAATACCATATTCAGGAAATATAGTTTCACCGCCTTCCTCAACATCATTTAAATATAAAAATATAACCAAAAATCTTCTTGCAGATGCATGATCACCAACATCAACATGATAATTAAAAAAATGATTTTCTGTATGATCATACTTCTTTATACGAATTTCCTCACACGCAGCATTAGATGGAAAAAATGATATGTTATAAAATCTACGATAACTCTCAATATAATTATAAATCAAATGCATAAATTCAACAGACAACTTAGAAGATTCAGTAGTTGGTTTCTCCCCCCTAACAAGTTCTTCATCAAATAAATTCAATTCATTAAAACACCGAAAATCTTCATGTTCAACCAATCGTTGTTTATCTTCATTTTCATCAAAAAACTTAACAACCTTATCACACCATTCAGCATCTACCGCATTTTCATATACTGTGATAAAAGCCTTATTCATGTCAGGTTCAATAACTACAAAGTCATCTTTACTTTCAGTAGAATCTTCTGTTATATCTTCCAACTCAAGTGTTGGTTCAACACTTTCTTCAACTTCAACAGTCTCAACATCTTTTTTACTCATAATACTATCTCCACATTTCCTATACGTTTATTAAAATTCTTAGTCGTGACATCATTACCACCCCTTTCATTAGTTATAGTTGATTGTGCATTATCGGACACATCATATAACCTCATTTTAGATTTATCAATCCCAACAACAAACCGTTTAGTTACATTAGGATCATTATATCTATTCTTTAATTGTTTCACCATAATCTGATTCATTTGTTCTAATTCATCATTAGACATTAACGCAAACATCAAATCAGCTGTAGCTGGTAATCCAAAACTCTCCGATGTATCTTCTAAACCTATGTCAGAAGATACAAATCCTTGTCTATTAACTTGTGTAGCACTAAATATTGGAACGTTATGTTCTACAGCAAGTCCACGTACTTCTTCTGCAATTGATTTAATTAAAGTATACGAATTCACATTACTACCATTCTTTAATCTAGATGAAGTACATATATTCAAATAATCTATAAAAATAACATCTGGTTTAAATGAACTCTTAATCCACAACTCATTTAACAAATGATTAAAATGACTAACCGACGCCGAAGCAGTAGGATATTCTTTTATTATCAACTTACCAGTACTCTTTTTCTTAACACGATCAATACGTTTAGTATATACGTCCAAACTAAGATCCTTCAATTGATGTATTGGAATATCTAATAAATTAGCATCAATTCGTTCTGCAATCTTTTCTTCTGACATCTCCAATGTAATATACAATACACTATACCCACTCATCATATGTGAAGCAGCCAAATCACACATAAATAGAGATTTTCCAACACCAGTTCCAGCCATCGCAATATTTAAAGTCTTTCTTGGTACACCACCATTAGTTATCTTATTAAATTTATCTAAATGAAATGGGATTTTTTCCTCCTTTTCATTATAAAAATCAAACCTCTTCTCATAATCACCTATAAAATCATGTCCAACATTAGTATCAAATGAAACAGCCAGAGCATCACTCAATATCTTCGGTATTTGTCCTTTATCCTTTTCACCAACATCATCAATTATACTAATTGACTCCAAAACAGCATTATATAAAGCTCGTTCTTGACACCAATCTTCCGTAGTATTAACTACATATTCCAAATCCTCTTTAATATAATCATCTAATACATCAACAACACTAACCACATTACCATACAAATTATCGTTTATATTAACAGAATCTAAACTAATCCGTAAAGCATTTGTAGTTGGAACATTATTATAATGTTCGAAATAATTATCAATTATATCATATAATGTTCTATATTTATCTTCGCTAAAATAATCACTCTTGACATAAGGCAATACCTTTCTACAATATTCTTCATTATGTGTTAAGTTCTTCAATATCATCAATTCCGTTAGACTCATCTACACTCTCATATTTATCAACATATTCATATAAAACAAAATTTAAAATCTTACCAACTAATACTTTAAATTCATCTGAACTATCTGCGGTCTCAACTGTAAACTTATTATTACCAACCAACGTATTATACCCATACTTGATAGTTAATTCATCACCACTCTCATCAATATTAACACCGTCATATTTATATATAATGTCTTTATATTCCCCAGTCTTAATTCTAATAGCATAATAATCCTCATGTTCAGACTCTACCACTTCATACATTTTCTTAAATTCTGATACACCATCTTCTGAAGTCATAAAAGTAGCACAATCACTTAATTTCTTTAATTCATCCATATTATCCATAACAATTCCCTACTCAGTATTAAACAAATAATCATCATCAGTCATAATCGACTTATTACTTGATATACAATACGTATTACTTAAATAAGTTAAAAATTTCTCAGATTTTAATATAGGGTTCCAAAATTCTATATTATTTGTAGTTGATGATCTAAACTTTTTATCTATAATCTCACCAGTTTCTAAATCAATAAGATTATACCACCCACCAGATCTCTTTATTATACCACAATCTACTGCCATGTCAAGCAAACCAGACCACCTATCCAAACCATTCTCAAAAGAAACATTTATAGGTATCTTTGACTTCTCTTTAACATACCTAGATTTCTCTATATTAATTATAAAATTATAACCCATCAGATCAGAACCAGCCTTTTCTTGTTGTCTACCAACAATCCATATATTATCTGAAGAATAATATGCACCCTTACCACCCGACACCACTTGTCTTGAATACATTTCTTGTGTATCATACGTATGATTAATAACAATCAACGGAATATCTTTTAATGTTAAATGTGGTGTAACCATCCTAAATAATGACTTAAATTGTTTAGCCCTTGTCATATCAGCAGCACTCTTCTCAGAATGAGCATCATCAACCTCTTTTTTCGATGCTAAATTACCAACAGAATCTATCATAATAAATATTCTATCATCACGACTGATTTCCTTCACTTGTTTCATAATATCAAATTTAAGTTCCTCTAAATCTGTAACAGGAACATGTAACACTCTACTAGTATCAATCTCAAATGTATCAAAATATGATTGTGGTGTACCAAATTCACTGTCATAAAATATACATATAGAATCTTCATACTTATCCATATACGATTTCATGCATAATAAACCAAAAGCAGTTTTAAAATGTTTTGATGGTCCAGCAATCATAGTCAACCCAGAACTAAATCCACCAAAAGGACTTCCAGAAAAGGCAATATTAATAGCAGGAACTTTAGTAGTCACCACGTCGTTGTCATTCAAATAAATAGAATCTCTCAATACGGAAATTCTATCTTGTAAAGTAGAATTCTTCCTCATTCGTTCCATTAACCCCATATACTTCTCTCCTTATAAAAAATCATCTAAAACATTTCTATGTTCAACATCCCAACCAATAGAATCGGTTATTGTCTTAATTGGATCTAAAAATGATTTAGTAAATTGAATGTCATAATTAATATACTTATTTAATTTAAATTCTGGGGGCAACACATCCAACATAGAAATAGTATTATTATTAATAGGATTCGGTACTATTAAATAACAAAACTTTATCTTATCACCCGATTTAATAGTTTGATATTTACTACTTAAACCCAAATCACCAAGTAAAAAATTATAAAATAAAGCACCCTTTACATGTATTGGAGTACCTTTAATATATACATCTCTACTACTATAATATTTGTTAATACCTTCATTAATACCACGTGGAAATGATATATCCATTATATCCATTTTTTTAAATTCCAATCTGAAATCATCAATAAAGTCTATTAAATCATCATTATTTTTATTAATTATAATTCCCAAAGACTCTTTAATTTTTTCTCTACATCGTTCAGGAGTAGAACTTCTAACTGCCTCTATACCCATCATCTTCAATTTAGGTGTAGAATATCTAACACCCTCATCATCATATACATTTAATATATATCGTTTCTTGGATGTCCATATACCAACATCTGCAATAACTTCACGTGACATAACCATCTTGTTTTCATAACAACCCATATAATTATATAAATCCAAATACGCAGATAACAACATTGGTTCAAACTTTTCTTTACATATCTTGTCAAGAATATCAACAACCTTAGATTTATCAGAAACCGGTAATCCCAATTTACTAACTAAAGGAGTAAAATTAACATATAATGAATCAGTATCAATAGCAACAACATAATCACCACAGGTAGTTCCTAAAATACTATCAATATACTCATTCATATATTTCTCTGCCCACTTAATAGATAATTGTCCAGATAAAGTAACAGCCTCAGCAACTCTCAAATCATAATATCTAAAATATGGATTACCCATAGCACCATATAATGCGTTCATCATAATCTTAATAGCTAATTGTTGATTATGTAATGATGATATATTATTATCTAAATTATTACCAGATTCCACTTCACGTTTCTTCTTAAGTGTAATCATATCAGATTTAATAACAAGACGTTCCGAATACAACTTATCAATTACAGATGGTATCACACCAACAACATCTGTTCTATAATGTGTTCCATTTGCAGCCATAGTTATGTCTGCCGAATCATATTGTCTGTCAAACTCTTTCACATTCAAACAAGACTCGACATCAACACCACTAGTACTAGATGGTAAAATTGTCTCAGGCGACATGTTATATTGTTGTAATAACATAGGATATAGACTATTTAAATCAAATGACACAACCCACTCATGTTTACCTAAAATCGGTGGTTTAACATATCCACCGGCAAATGTAGACTTAATATTTTCCTTTTTTGGTGGTGGAAGCATATTTCTACCACACAATAATCTATATATATAAGTATCCCATATCAATGTAGTACCAAACACCGAATCATAATTAACACCCGCCTTATACGCCATAGTAAAACACAAAGACATTAACCGTAATTTATCATCCAACCTGTCAACAATTTCAACATCTTTTATATTATAATCAATATACAATTGAAAATCATTTAAATACAACTCATGCAAACTAGAATGTTCAGAGTAATCTAGTTTACGATCACCCAATTCAACATACGCAATATGATCTAATCTATATGACTCTCTATTTACATATGTAAACTTTTTATATAAATCTATATAATCCACCTGTTCAACACCAACAATACTATAATATTGATGTTCCTTTCCCATCTTAATAGTACGTCGATCACGAACAATTTTCCATGGGGAAATCTTACTAACGTAATATTTACCAAGTACTATTTGTACACGATTAACAATATATGGGATATCAAAAAATTTAATATTCCACCCAGTTATCACATCTGGTCTATGTTCTGGTGATGACCAAAACTTTATAAAACGTTTTAAAAGATCACTCTCATCCAAACATCTAATATATTTAATATTTAAATGTTTATGTGGTGATTTGTCAACATCATAATCCCTATAACCAAAGACATAATATATATTCTCATTATCTTTAACAGTTATTGCAGTTATAGGTTGGGCACTTATTTGTGGATCCGGAAAACCATCACCAGACTCAACTTCAATATCAATATTAGATACATTAATAAACTTCTCATTATATTCTATATCATTTGAATATCTATTATAGATATATTGAGATATATAATTAGACATACCATGGATAGAAATATCAGTATCATTGTATCTAGAAATAAATTCAGTAGACTCTTTCATACTACTGAATTTCATTTCCTTTAAAGGTACACCTTGAATAGACAACCAATCTTTATTAGAATTACCAAATTTATAGTAATCTTCCGCATCAGAATTGCACTCTAAATACATAGTTGGTTCAAACTTCACTCTCTCTGATATAAAATTACCATCTCTATCATACCCATTATATAATATATCATTGCCAGAACGAGCAACCGTAGTATAGAAAAAATCAACACTCATAATAAAAAAAACTCCAAATTATAAACTATATTTTAACAAACGCAGAACTACCCGATTTAATAGGTCTATTCGCACTCGGTATTACTATACCAGCACCAAATATTTTATTATATTCATTCACCAAATCAATCACAGGATCAACAACAAATGCAACAAAATCAACACTTATATTAATACAATCTTTCGCATCTGTATATGGCATAAATGGTGCCAACCCTATCCTTGCCGTTGCGGTAGTAGGATCAGAATATGAGGTAGCCAATTGACAAACATTCTTTAATTCATAAATACCATCTTCTAGTTTAACCTCACCCATTAATTCCTCGCCAGATATCAATCGTATAACTTTAATACTACTCACTTTTTGTTTCTTCGTCTTTTTGTGCAAAATGCACTAACAAACTTTTTAATTTGTTTTCAGAATCACTCAATTTATGCAACCATAAATCTAATTCTTCAGTAATGGATGAGTCACCAATATTTCTATCTGGTACAACTGGATTATCAAACAAATTTTTAATATGTGCTATAGCCTCATCTCTCTCATACTCATACTTACGTATCATAGTTCTCATAAACAAATTATTTACATAGTTCATTACACTCTCCCATTAATTAAATCAATCTTCCCAATCATAAGACTCACCAACTTTAAGTCCATATTTTCTTGCCATTCTTCTGGCGTGTTCACCCACATAATCACCTTCACCATATGTAGAAACAATCCACTCTCTTTCTTCTAATATTTCATCTCTCCGTATTGAACATACACGAACAATATCCAATAAGCAACGACGTGATCTTTTAGACGCGGAATAATTATTTTTTAAAAATTTATCATTTTCTATCTTATACTCATCAATCAATCGTTGCAATTGTTCATAAGTATCCATATTATTTACGTTTACCTATGTTATATTTCGGGATCAACTCCCAATCCTCTTTCTCTTTATATGGTATTACCTTTATCTGTGATATTGGAGCAATTTCAAATTCATCAGGTCTAACAACCGTAATCAACCCCCATTCATCAAGTAACGCAACAATCTTATTTCTTCTAGCCCTATCATTGGCAGAAAAATCTGACATTTTACCATCTAATAAAAACAACTCCTTGAAATGTACAATATAATACTTATTCTTCTTGTGTAATATATGACAAGATTGAAACAACTTCTTCTCACGTTTAGAAGAAACTCCTATACGTGTTAATGTTTCAATAACCCTAAGAAAATCATCTTCATCTTGTAATTCTACTTCAACTAATCTATCTACGACATCCATCATCTCCATAAACTCCCATGTCAATCACCCTTATACATAATATTTTTAATATCTTCAATTTGACACTCCATCAAGATATCAATTACAACTTCAGTTTTTTTATTACTATAATTATAATACTCCTTAACAAAGTCAAAATCCCTATGTTTCTTCTTCTTTGGCCAAGTAGCGTATCGCTTACTTGGTCGTATTATATTTAGTAAATAATCAAACTGTAATTTATTATCTAAGTGATGTAACATATTCATTTCATTTGAATATAAAATAGTATCCTTATACATAGAAAACACTTTACATATCATATATGGACTATAATTAGTTGTCCAATTTTCATCATCAGAATCTAATAACTTCTCCTTCGTATATGATATGGAATTAACATAATCTTTAAAAAGGTCATAACTCATATCATTTCCACTCACATTCAACCATTAATTCCGTCAAACACGCAACTAAATTAATCTCATCGTTTGCAACAAAATATGATTTATACTGATACTCACCAAGAATAATAACAGCCTGTGGGATTGACCTACTCTCAACATACTGATATAACCCATCATATATCAACCTAAATATAGAATTAACGTCATTATCTAAATTAGATACTACCCACTTTCTCATTTCACTAAACTTTTTATTTTTTAATGAAACGCATAAATCTTTAATATCAGTCATATCGGATAATATACCAACATCAATCACACCATTACTAGAATATGACTGTAATTCATTAATACACCTACGCCAATCTGGAAAATGATCTACTAATAATGATCTAACAACATCAGATTCATATTCAACTCCTTCCTCCTTTAAAATATAACACAATCTATTATAAAATTTAGAAGCTAATTTAGACTTTTCTTTATTATCTATATTAAAGTCAACAACACTACACCTACTATGTAGTGGTTTTATTATTTTATTCTTAAAATTACATGTAAAAATAAACCTACAATTATGTGAAAATTCTTCAATAAATCCACGTAAAGCTGGTTGTGCCATATGAGATAAATAATCAGCCTCATCAATAATAATAACTTTATCTTTTCCATCCAAAGATACTGATGATGCATATTGTCTCAACGTGGTACGTATTCCATCTATACCATTATCTTCGGTGCCATTCACAAAAAGATAATCATAGTTTAATTCTTCACACAAAGCCTTTGCAACTGTAGTTTTACCAACACCCGGTCCACCTGATAATAACAAATTAGGCATAACACCAGTTTCCACTATAGAACTAAAGGTTTTACCTATACCATCAGGTAATATACAATCCTTAATAGTTTTAGGTCTATATTTTTCTACCCATAAAAAATTATTACTCATAATAAAAACTCCATAATATATACATTAATCACACAGACTTATAATAAGAATCAGACTCCAATGACACCCAATATTGAATTGATTCACTTTGATGTTTAAATGTTGCTAATTTACCACCAGAAACATCAATCTCATATGCACCATCATATAACTTAAGATTCTCAGACTTAAAATATATCTTGAAATCATCATCAGATTTACCAACTGGTTCTCTAGCAATATCCGATAAATCACTCTTTTTATCTATTGCCACGAAATAAATAATACCATTATCCGTCATTAATGCATAATCTGGCAACGAATTAATGTAAGATACTTTCTTAATTCGTTGCAAACAATCATCAGACAAAACAACTGAAAAATCAACATCTGGGAAATCCTTACTATTGTCGGGGTTATGATCAGAACCATCCATCTTAAATGTTTTTTTAGGGTGAACAATTACAGTTTCATCCGAAGCTCTAAACTCATAAGTTCTGTCATCATTTGACATCATTATGCAGTTTTCCATAAATTCTAAATTAGGATATATCTGTAAATTAGATAAAAATCTAGGTAAATCATATATGCCTATCTTATTAGGAAATACTTCTTCAACATCAGCTGATACTAAAACATTTCTCATAATAGACATAGACGACAACCGACTACCCATATTCAATAAAATTGATGGGTTTACTAATGCAAAATTTCTTAAAATTTGTTGTGTTTTCTCACTAATTATCATGTTGTACTCTCCTGTTCATCGTTATAACCCTCTGATCTTGATCTAAAACCTTTCACCAGATCTCGTCGAATTTGTTCCTCTCTTCTTTCTCTAATGTCCATATCGGGTTTTCTTTTCATCCCTACCATCATCTTTTCAATATTATCTTTTTTCGTGATAAGTTTCGTTCTTCTTATCTTCTTCAATTGTTTCCGTTTCATCATATTTGTCATAGACATTACTTTATATCCTCAATTATCATTCAATCAATACCATTATAACAGATAATCACCCAATTGTCAAATGTTATTGAATAATACTAAAATTACCAACCTTTTTATATAATATTATATTCTTAAACTTATCATATAATATATCCCCCTTATGTGATATAATAAATATATTATGATCTACAAAAAAACCAATCAATCTCAAAAAATCTTCAGTACCATTAAAATCTAAACTAGAATCAAATACTTCATCTAATATTAATAAATTAGTGTTTACTGAATTCTTCATCCTTGCAATATCCCTCCACGTAAATAATAAAGCCAAATCAATTCGCATTCGTTCACCTTCAGAAAATGAACTATATGTAAACTTATCACGATTCCTTGAATTTATAGTTTCATTAAACTTCTCATCCAATTGG